TTGCTTCCTTCATTGCGATGGCCGCAAACAAGATCGTCATGCCGAAAAACAGCTTCATGCTGATCCACAAGGCGTCTGGAATGTGCTGGGGCAATTCCGACGACATGGAGAAGCTGATGAAGGACCTCAAGCGGATCGACAAGGTTGCCGCGCAGGCATACGCCGACCGCAGCAAGCAGGCGCTCTCCGCCGTCAACGATCTGATGGCCGAGGATCGGCTGATGGATGCTGACGAGGCGGTGGAGCTTGGCTACGCCGACGAGATCGGGGACGAGGTTGAGATCGCCGCGAACTACGATCACCGTGGCTTCGACTTCATGCCATCCGGCGCGCGCGAGAAATTTGAACATCTGTTGTCGTCCAACGACCCGCCCTCGGAGGATGATGACGATGAGGAGGAGGACGATGACGAGGGCGACAAGCCGGCGGCGTCGCCCTCCTCCGGAGATAAGAAGGCCGACAAAAAGGGATCGGTTGTTTCGCTGGATGCGGCACGCGGCGAAGGCAGCAAGCGCGGGCGCGAGTACGCGGCAGAGATCACGGACCTCTGTGCGCTGGCCGGCGCTCCGGCCTCGATGGCCTCGGACTTCATTCGCAATGGGGTGCCGGTGGCGAGCGCGCGCAAAAAGCTGCTGGCATACCGCGCGGAGGGCTCCATTGACGTGAACGGCCATCACGGGGGATCGACGGGCCTCCCGCCGCAGCGGTCGCAAGTCCAGGACAAGGCGGCGTCTTGGGACAAGGCAATCGCATCCATCAACGCAAGGGCTCCGGCCGGCGCGAGGTAATCGCGGCGAAACTACAAGGCAAGACATCACGCGCCAGAGGCGCAAAGCAGGAGAGAAAAATGGTGAAGATCGAAAATACCGGCCTCCGCCCCGGCATGTTCATTTTGTCGGAGGAAAACGGCCAGCGGTCGCGAGAGAATGCTTATATCGCGCAGCCGGCGACGGTGGAGCCGGGGGAATTTCTGACTTTCTCGTCGGCCGGCACTTCCGACGATCCGCGCGCGGTCTATACCGCTCTCGCGGGGACCGACGTGGATGCGATTGCGATCCACGGCGGCGTTTCGGCCTCGGGCGACGAGCTTGAAATTGCGGTGCTTGTCCGCGACGCGGAGGTGAATGGCAACGCACTGACGTGGCCGGCGAACCTCACCACGCGCAAAGCTCTCATCGACAAGCTGGCGACGCTCGGCATCATCGTTCGTTTCTGATCCGCAGAAACGGGCTCAACACCCATCGAGAACTGCCGGAGAGGCAGGCTTAAACAAGGACCTCGACAATGCTTGATATTTTCCGAAACTCCGCGTTCTCGGTGATTTCCCTCACCGATACGATCAGCAAGCTCAAGTTTGTCCCCGGCTTCATCGGCCAGCGCGGGCTTTTCACGGAGACATCCATTCGCACGCTTTCGGTCGGCATCGAGGAGCAAGACGGGTTGCTCAAGCTGATCGACCCGACGCCGCGCGGAGGCCCCGGTCACACGCTCGCGAAGCGCGGTCGCATCCTGCGGAGCCTCGCTGTCCCGCATTTCGAGATCAATGACGCGATCTATGCCGACGAGGTGCAGGGCATTCGCGCGTTCGGCTCCGAGACGGAGCTTGAAACGGTGCAGGGGCTCCTTGCGGAGCGCATGCAAATCGCGGGGCAGAGCCTTGAGGTGACGCTTGAACATTCGCGCGTCGGTGCGATCAAGGGCATCATTCAATACGATAGCCGCGAGATCAATCTGTTCCGCGAGTTTGAAGTGGACAAGCCGACGCCTATTGTTCTGCCGCTGACGCAGGACACGTCCGGCAACGGTGCGATCCGCACGATGCTGTCGCAGACCTCGCGCGCGATGTCGAATAGCCTCGCGGGCGCTCCTCACTCCGGTTACGAGGCGCTTTGCGGCGACAGCTTCTTCGATGCGCTTGTGGCCGCGAAGGAGTTTCGCACCACGTACCTCAACACGGAGGCGGCATCCGAACTGCGCAACGCGATTATCGGTCCGGCCGCTATCGAGAAGAAGGCTTTTGCGGCCATCGAGTTGGGCGGCGTGCTGTGGATCAACTATCGCGGCGGCATCAACGACACGCCGTTCATCGAGGCGGATCGCGCGTATATGTACCCGGTCGGCGTCCCCGGCCTTTTCCGGACCTACGTTGCGCCGGCCGACTACGTGGAGACCGTCAACACCGCCGGTCGCATGCGCTATACGAAGCAGTACGAGTTTGCGAACGGGAAGGGTATTCATCTCGACACGCAGACGAACAACCTGAATATCTGCACGCGGCCGAACGTGTTGCAGGAGCTTCGCTACAACTAAGGGCGAGGTCGCCTGTGCCGATTGACTTTCACCGGCTGGTTAGAGGACCCGCGATGGCAACCTTCGGGATTGCCATCCGGGTTTTCCCGCGCAAGAGCCAGCCGGCGACGGTCAGCACGGATTACCCGAACGGCGTGCCATACGAGGCGCGCGCAATCTACTCGTCGAAGCCGCTCGATATCCCGACGCAAGAGGGCGGCGTGTTTAGCGATCAGGCGACGGTGATCGACATCAATACGCTGGATTTTGAAGTGCTCCCGGTTCAAGGCGACCGCGTGCAAATCCTCCCCGGTCAGATCGCAGGCGTCGGCGGCGATCTTCTCTGGTTCATAAGCGACGTGGATGAGGACGGGCAGGGCGGCGTCATGCTCGCGATCCAGAAGTCAGCCCCGGAGGAATTGAGCCCGGAGGAGGACGATGAGTGAGAGCCCTGCGCGGCAGATTGCGATTGAAGCGCGCCGGCTCCTGCGGCTCGCGCTGACCTCGCCGTCAACAGATTTCCCCGTGGCCTTCACAGAGGTCCGCTCGACACCGAAGGTGATTTCCGGCGTCGAAAACCTCCCGCTCCTTTCCGTGATGATCTTGAGCGAGGTGCGCGAGGCCGAGGGCGACTACAGTGCGGGCGAGCCGCATTTTGTTTGCCGGCTTACGCTGGGCATTCTAGCTCAGGTCGCGGTGTCGGAGGAGACATCGCAAGAGCTACAGCTAGAGCGCGTCTCGGGTGCGATTGACACCTATCTCCTACGTAACCCTGATTTCATCAACATGACGGAAGGCGTCATTTCATCGACGCGGCGCAATCTGTATGCGGTTGCTGGCGACGCCGGGCATGCGCAAGTGCAATATGAACTTGTGCTCGGCTATCGCATGAGGCTTGAGCCTATCATCCCCGACGAACTTGATGTAATCAACGTGAAAACCAGATACCCATCAAAGGATACGGACCCGGATGTGATCGAGCAGCCGTGGGGTGTCGATGGGCAGGATTTCCCGCAGAACGATTGAGGAGCCTATCCGATGGCGAACAGCGCAAACAGGATCAAGGTTTACCCCGGCCACGACGGCGCGGGGCTTATCCACCCGAAGGCTGGCGGGCTCTCCGGTGGCGATGGCGGCACAATGTGGCCGGCGGACAATTTCACTCATCGGCGGATCGCGGATGGCTCTCTTGTGACGGAGAGCATGCGGACCATTCTCCCCGACAGCCCGGCGTCGCAGATTGCGCCGCGCGGGCGGCGGCAGACTTCCGGGTCGAACAAGGTCTGACGGTTTAACTCGCGGGCGGCGAGTGCTTTCGTTTCTGACGTAACCACCATGACGCAAGGAGGCGTCCGCCATGTCCGTTGATTTCAATGTCATTCCGCAGAACCTCAAGCAGCCGCTCTACTGGGTTGAGGTCGATGGCTCGATGGCCGGCAATCCGGTTTCGCGCGTCCCGTGTCTCTTGCTCGGCACGATGCTATCAACCGGAACGGGTGAGGCGAATGTCCCCGTTGCGGTCGGCTCGCTCGAACAACTGCGAGACCTCGCCGGCCTCGGCTCGATGCTGGACAACATGGGCGAAGCATTCTTCGCCAACAATTTCGCACATGAATTGTGGGTGCTCCCGGTCGAGGAGCCGGGCGCGGGCGTTGCGGCGGAGGGCTCGATCACGGTCACGCAGGCCGCGTCTTCGGATGGCGTGCTTTACCTGTACGTGGCCGGTCGCCGCGTCCCGGTGGGGGTATCGGCCGACGATGATACGGCGGAGATCGCGGCGAAGATCGTGGACGCGATCAACGACAACCCGCACATGCCTGTCGTCGCAGTCCTGAGCGCCACCGGAAGCTCGCAGGTGGACCTCACTTGCCGCTGGAAGGGCATCGACGGAAACGGCATCGACATCCGCCACAACTATCGCGGCGCGATGCAGGGCGAGAGCATGCCTCCGGGCTTGGCGGTCTCCATCGTCGCGATGAACGGCGGGGCCGGCGCTCCGGACCTTTCCGCTGCGATGGCCGCGCTCGGTGACGAGCCGTATGAGTTCGTTGCGCTGCCTTACACTGACGGCGCATCGATCCTGACGGTTGAAGCGGAGTTCGGCTTCGGGGAGAATGGCCGGTGGGGATGGCGGCGTCAGTTGTTCGGCCAAGTCTACTCTGCGAAGAAAGGTAGCTACGCGGCGCAGATGTCTTACGGGCCGACGAACAATTACCCGGTCATCTCGATCATGGACCTTGAGGCGAATGTGCCCTCCTGCCCATGGGAAGCGGCGGCGGCATATGCGGCGAAGGCTGGCCGCGCATTCCTCAATTCG